ATGTATCAAGTTGACCAAGACTTGTATGAGACAATTTCAGGAATGTCTGTTCCAGAGATGGAGGTTTTTGGCAGGGTCATGCAAGGAGCGGGGCGAGTCTTTAAGACAGGTGCAGTTGGTGTTTCTACTGTTTTTGGAGCAAGTAACTTTATCAGGGACATACTTGAGGGCTATGCAAAACAAAAGCATACAAAGGGAAAACTGAAAAGTTTAACGGCTCCGTTTGACGCGATTGGGAAATACTTAGCTGTTAAGGCTTTGTCTAAGATGGGAGCAGTCGAAGATTCAGACAGCAATGTTAAAAAGCGGTTGGCAGAGTATTTTGGAGAAAAAAACCTAACGGCTGACAACCCAATGGTTAGGCTTTACGAGCAGTCGGGAAGTAAACTTTACAGTCGCATTGGTCACGATCTGAACAGTCAATCGAGGGCAAGGAAAAATAGAGTTGGCGGTTTTAATCACAGCAAATTTGGAATTACGCAAAAGGCAATTAGAAGTACAGGGAACATGGCAATGTCCGTTTACCAAGGACTTCAAGATTCAATTGCTGTTACTGATGCGCCAGTTCGCTTGGCAGAGGGAGAGGCAGCGATTAAAGAAGATGGGTTTATCGTAAGAAAAAACAGATGGTATCACGAAGAATCTGGTGAGTACGTTAATCAACTTCCTGAAGCCACTAGGATTAAAGCGTCATTAGCAATGGCAGAAGCATCTGTTAATTTCAAACGGATTGGAAGTGCTAGTCGTGGAATAGAAACGTATGTTCCTTTTTGGAACGCAACGATCCAGTCGCAGTACCGACAATACATGCAACTTAAAAGCGCAGGGAAAGTTGCAAAGCAACTTGCGTCCGGTGAGCCGGTAGATGAGCAGGAAGCTACTCAAGCTAAAAAACTCCTAGTGTATTACGCGGCTTTAGTTGCAGCAGAAACGTTGATGTACTTTATGATCGCAGATGGCGACGACGACCGAGAAAAAGACCCCTACTTAAAAGAACTGTATTGGTCGTGGGGTAAAAACGGAAAGACATACTGGAGAGTTCCTAAACCAAGAGACGCTGCATTTGTCACAAACGCAACTAGGTATATTTTGGACTCGCAATTTGCTGACCCTCAAGAGCGAGATAAAATTGGAGGTCTTTTGTTTAACGAACTGTTCTCGCGGGTTCCTGTTGGCGGCGGCATTGTTCGCGGAAGCGTAGAGGTCTTTGCTGACTACGATTTTTTCAGAAGTGCGCCTTTGACTCCAATGAGCGTTCAGGACGACCCATCTTCATTGCAAACGTCTGATTACACCACTACGACTTCGGACGCAATTGGTAAAGTCACAGGGAAGTACCTTAACCTTAGCCCGATACAAATTCAGCATTTACTAAACAGTGCAACAGGCGGTCAGTATCGAGCGCAAACAGACCGAATGGACAAGCTGATGAATGGCAATTTGTCCTTCAGAGACTTGCCGTTTGTAAAAGCAGTGTCTATTGAGCGAATGGGCGGCAAAAGCGTTAGCAGGTTTTACCAAAAGAAACAAAAACTTCACGAAGACAAGGCACACGAAGAAAGCAACTTTCCAAAATACCAAGCTAGGCTTTCAGACGACCTTATTAAAAAACTTGCAATTTCGGATTTTATCTACACCACAATGCGAGACGTTAGGAAACTGGAAACTAGGCGTGGCAAAAAACGCTCACAAGAGTACCAAAAATATATCATTGGGCTGGCTCGAAATAATTTAGGGTACGAGGAGCTTGAGTCTTACCCTGATCCATTTAAGTCACAGGATATGCCTAAGCCAATGCAATCGTATGTTGAAAAAGTAAAGCAGAATAAAGTCGCCAACGGCTCTGAATCGCTAGGCAAGGAAAAAGATTACACCGAAGAAAAATGGTATGAACGACGAAAAAACCACTTGCGAGCAGTCGAGCAAATGAAATTAGTCGCTCCCAACTATTCACAAGCAAAGAATCTTTTAAAGCGTTTCAGAGATGACGGAAATATTACATTCGAAACGTACTTTACTCGCTTGAGAAATCTTAAAGGTGTCTACAACGTAAAGTGATAGCACGTTTTTTATCGAACTTGCAATTAGGGGCGCAGTAGGCTAAGATGCCGCTTCCACGGGGACGCGGCGAGCCTTGCCGCGAAGGAAGGAAGTGAAGGCCACAGAAAAATTCCCCTTTCTTTTTAGGTTTCAAGCAGGAGATGGACATGCTCGTTTTAAGGCGCAAAAAGTCGCAATCAGTTCAGATTGGCGATGCAAAAATTACGATTGGTGCAGTCAAAGGTGAGACTGTTTCGCTGTTAATCGAAGCACCGAACGAGGTGCGAATTATGAGGACGGAAATCTTAGAAGGGCAAGCAAGAATTGACAGGCTTGTCGATTTGGCAATTGGAGGGCAGCACCATGAGTAAGGAATTGCTGACACACTCACGGATGCAGAGCTTTAAACTTTGCCGAAAGAAACATGAGTGGGCTTACATTCACGGACTGAGGAAAGATTACGATTCCAAGGCTCTCCGCATGGGCAGTGCGGGGCATGAAGGTCTTGATGTCTTGAAGAAAACTGGTGACGTTGAAGCGGCGGTTCACGCAGTCGAGGACATTTATTTCAACAGGCCAGATGCGGTCGACGAGTGGGATTGGTTGATTGAGAGAGAAACCGTGTCTTGCTTAGTGGCTGCGTACCATTGGCGATGGCAGGAGCAGCCTTTGGAAATAATAGCGTCAGAGCAAGCCTTTCAAATTCCTTTGAGGAACCCAAGCACCGGCGCAAGTTCTCGCAATTGGGACTTGGCAGGGAAGATTGATGGGATTGTTCAGGAAGGTAATCGAAAGTTAGTGTTGGAACATAAATTTATTTCTGACGATCTCGACCCTAACTCCGACTATTGGCGAAGGTTGGTGATTGACACGCAGATCACAATTTACACTTACGCTGGTCGAGAGCTTAAGCATGACACAAGTGGTGTTCTTTATGATTTAATTCGCAAGCCGACAATTAGGCCATCTCAAGTTGCCTTGCTTGACGATGATGGGCTAAAGATGGTTGTCGATGAAAATGGCGAAAGAGTTTTTGCGAAAACTGGCAAGCCGAGACAAACTGGGGACAAGAAGCAGGGCTACACTTTACTGACCAGAAACATGACGGTTGAAGAGTGGCAGGCAAAGCTGATGTGCGATATTGAACTTCGTCCAGACTGGTATTTTCAGCGACGAGAGGTGGCAAGGCTGGACGATGACATTGCCCAAATGCAGCGTGAAGTCTGGGATGTTCAAAAAGCAATCAGCGATGCGACGAAAAAACATGCTCACTACAAAACTGTCAACTTAGGGTCTTGTGCTTATTGCGCCTACTTTGGTCTTTGCACATCTCATGTGAAATATGACGGCAATCCAGTAGAAGGGTTTGTTAAACTTTTAGATATTCATCCAGAGTTGGGCGGTTAAATGTATTACAACACTACCGGAGTCGGGAAGGATGAAAGATACGTTTTTTCAAACAAGGCGTTGCAGCAAGACAAAAGGATTCAGCTTTATTTTGACGAGCAGACTTCTCTTGTTGGTGCAAGCCAAGTTTGGAAAGACGTATTTGACCGGCTTGAACATGTTCCCTTAACGTCAGTAAGACGCAGCCTTAACACGCTTAAATCGAAAGGAGTTTTGAATAAGACAACCGTATTATTGAACGGTGCTTATGGAAGGCCGGAGTGCGGCTGGGAAAAAGCACCACCGAAGAAACAACAACAACAATTTTTTAGAGATGGAGAAAAGTGATGGCTATACCAATACCAAAGTCAGCTGCGCCAAAAGGCAAGCATGAGTCGCCCAGTGTAGGCGAACCCCTTAAAATTAAAAAAGGGCGAGTTGAAGGACAGGGTGAAAGGATTGGGATTTACGGAAGTGGAGGGATTGGCAAGACTGAACTTGCCGCCGGTCTAAAAGTGGTAGGAATAAATCCTGTCTTCATTGACTTGGATTCTGGTTCCAGCGGCTTGGACGTAGACCGAATTGGATACGGAGATAATTTATCGTTCCAAGACATTAGATCGTTTTTGCAAGCCGATTATTGGCATGGCGATTATGGTGCAGTGGTAATTGACACCTTCACTGCACTTGAGGAAATCATTGCGGAACACGTTATTGAATTTGTGCCGCACGAAAAAGCGACGAAGACGGTTAACAATCTTGAGGATTACGGTTGGGGCAAGGGGCAGGTTCACGTATTTGAACATGCCCTTTTGGTGCTTCAAGACCTTGACGCTCTTGCGCGTAAAGGCATACACGTCATTGTCATTTGCCACCAAGTTGCAGAGCGAGTCCCCAGTGCGGAGTCAGAGGACTATCTTGAGTACCAACCTCGTATGCAAAGTCCAAATAAAACAGCTAAGATTCGAGAGCGAGTTTTTGAGTGGACTAATCATTTCTTTCGAGTGGATCACGACCGCGCTGTTACCGATGGGAAAGCAATTAAGGCAGACTCGCGGTCTATCTTTACGGTGCGCAACACGACAAGTTGGGCAAAGCACAGGACGCTGGCCTCTGGCAAGCAGATGCCTGATAGAGTTGATTACGAAAAGGGAAGTGTTGAACTTTGGAAAATTATGTTTGGAGGGAACGAGTGATGGATAGTTTTGAACAGTCGAGCGTGTCGGATATGATTATTAGCATTCGGAAATTTCAGAAAAGCATTAAGAATGAAATTGTGTCCGAGTGCCGGAATATTGAAGACCTTCGCCAACTCAGCAATAAAATAACCGCGTTAGGTGGTTTCATGTTGATTCAAATTGCTGAATTGGACAGCGATGATTTAAGCAAAGCCTTGCTGCCTGAGCTGCCGGAAGAGGAACGCGACAAGGACGCAGCAAGCGTTGTCATTAGAACGCTTGGCGCGTTGTTGGAGCTTGGGATTTCTCAAGCCAACTTGATGCTGGCAGAGCAATCTTTAGACTGGGCAGACTCAGAATAGTTTTTTCCGGCTACCCCATGAAGCGGGAAAGCTGCCCACGGACGGGCGGGGTCGGGTTTTTTTTACTTAGGAGATGGATTATGCAAGAGTTAGACCAAAGCGGGCGTTTTAGAGGCCAGATTGCGAGTTACTCTTTGTTTGAAAG